GCCTTTTCAATCTCGGCCATCAGAAGCGGCTTCAGCCGGTCCACACTCGGCCCCGCCTCGGCGTCGAACGCCGGGCGCAGGAACGGTTGCGCCGGCATTTCGCCCACATATTTGCCGCCCTTCTGGTAGCGCGGCCCGGTGCCGAACTCGACAAGGTGGGCCGTGCTGCCGCCGTCCGCCAGATCAGGACCGAGAACCAGATCCACAACCGCACCGCCCTGATCCCGATAGGCCGCGCGCAATGCCGCCTGCGCGGATGCACGATCCCCGCCAGCCTGCAGCGTGGCGGCAAACGCAGCCTTGCCCGGGTCGCTGACCGTCTGCCGCGTGATCTTCAAGCTGCCTTCAAGGTCGCCTTCATCAAAGGCCGCATACGACTTCGCCTTTGCCAGCATCGGCGCCGATGCCTTGCGCAAGGCGCGCTCGAGCACCGACCGCCCCAGCCGCTTGCCCAGCCCGTCCAGCGTGGTCTGCAGTTCGTCAATGCCCTGCACCTTCAGGCCCATCACATTGCCGGCCATCAGTCAGCCCTCGCCGCCGCGGTGATCTCAAGCAGCTCGCGCCGCCCGATCTCCTTGATCCCGCTGATGTCATAGGTCACACCACCGCAGACCAGCCGGTCCTTGGGGGTGATGCCAGCCGAGAACGTCGACCAGCGCACCCTGAACCGCGTCGTGATGTGCGCCTGCACCTCACCCGCCCGCCACCGCTCGCCGTCGCTGATGTCGGCCTTGCTGGACCAGACGGGGCTGCCAAGATCGGCCCAAGTCTCTGCCGCCGTGGTGTAGCCGTCGTCGGTGAGGGTCGCGCGGCGGAACTGCACGCGCCGGTCGAGATTGCCGGCTTCGTTCACATCGCCACCCTGCGCATCGGCGCGACAACTGCGTCGAACGCCAGCGGGACGGACATTTCAGACGGCCCCACCGCCTCGCGCGTGCGATACCAGTGCCCCACCAGCAGCTTGATCGCCTGGACGATAGACGCGGGCGTCACCTCGAAGCCCGCCGTCATCGTCGCCGTCACCGCGTCGGCCCGATCATCTGCAGTCGGCCAAGACGCATCGTCGTCAAGTTCAAGCCATGCCGACCGGCCATCTTCCTGCAGCCGATACAAGCTGGCCGAAACCGTTTCCAGCGCGCCGTTCGAATAATACTGCAGCATCACCGACGACACGTCGGGGAACGGCAAAGACAGCCGCCGCGAAGACGGGAAGCCCGACATCTTCACCGCCCATGTCTGCTCGGCAATGCAGCGCCCCAGAATACCAGACCAGCCATCGAGATAGGCAACAGCCGCGTCGATATAGGCCTCGATCAGGTCGTCCTCGTCGTCGTGACTAACCCGCAAGTGCTCCTTCATCGCCGCCAGCGTGACGGGCAGCGCGGCCGGTGACGTGATCAAAACAGGGCGCATGCGATCACTCCGAAAAAGGTGACGGGGGGCCGTAACCCCCCGCCGATGTCATCAGGTCGCGGCAGTGGCAGCGCCAATCAGCGTGTTCGGCCGCGACAGGTGCGACCGCGAACGGCGCCCCATCACATAGACCACCGCATCGGAAGCGGTCGTCCCCGTAGCCGAGGCGCGGACATACCGCTTCGAACCAGTATAGCCCATGATCGCCGTCAGGCTGTCATCGGACGTGTCCGATGTCACCTGAATCGACACGGTGCCATTGACCGCATTCGCCGCGGTCACGTCGGCAAAACTGGCCGCCGTGGTCACGTCCGCATCCTGAATCTTCACGGTGTAGCCAGCCGCGGCGCCGGCGTCCGTCACCGTCGCATTCAGGAACGCCAGTTCCAGCGATTCGTAACCCTGCATATCCACAAGGGACGTGACAACGGTCGAAGTGCCGGAAAGCGTCAGTTTGCCCAAGAGCACCCAAGAGGCGTCATTGGTCGAGTCGAAAGAAGCCATTTCCCGGCCCTCCTTACGATGCTGCGATCTTGACCAGCTTGATGGCGTCGAAGTTTGTCACTGCGCCGCCCGTCCGCCGGGTCAAATGGAAGATGGTATAGGGGTGCGCGGTATAGGGGTCGCGCAGCACCTGCAGGCCCACCCGGTCAAGGATGGTATAGCCGCGGGCGAAATCGCCGTAGGCAATGGCCAGATTGTTGCCGGTGCCGTTCGCCTGCATGTCGTCGCAGAAGATGACCGGCTTGCCGAGCAGCGTAATCTGCGCCTGACCGTCCTTGAGCAGCATCGGGCCGAAATAGAACTGGTCCGACCCCTTCAGCTTGAGCACGTCGCCATAGCTGGCCCGCTTCATCAGCCACGTCGCACGCGCCTGATAGCCTTCCTTGAGCGACGCCTGCGCGCCGATCAGGCCATCGGCAGTGATCGACGATGCACCGCCAGACGCGACCTGCTCGATCTTGTCGCGCTCGTAGGTGCCTGCCGACGCCCATGCAGAATAGGTCAGCAGGCCGCGGGGCTTCGAGACGCCATTGCCGGTGAAGAAGGCGGTGTTCTCGGTGCGCGCGATCTTGTCGGCGCCCTTGTTGACCAGCCAGCCGGCAAGGTCGACATAGGCATCCGCCAGCATGTCGGCCGTGGCATTCATCTTGGCGCGGACGTTGTGCGCCACGATTTCGAGCTCGCCCACGTCGGGGGTGTCCTCGGTCGCCGCGGCCTTTTCGCCGGCCCACTCGGCAGTGCCCTCGTCATCGTCAATGAGGAAGGTCCGCGACTTGCTGCCGGTGATCTCGACGTTCGCCACAAGGCGAAGGGGCGAGGTCTCGAAAATGCGCGAGACAACGGTGTTCGACATTTCCGGCAGGACCAGATAGCCGCCGTCCGGGTTGCTGTCGGTCGACATGGCCCGGATTTCCATCTGGCCCTTGACGCCTTCCTTGCGAAGGAACTCGTCCAGCTTGCCCTTGGTCTCGACGCTGTCGCCGCCGGGCTTGGTCAGCGCGCCAACCTGCGCGGCCTTGATGGCCGCCAGTTCCTTGGCTTGCGCATCGTTCAGCGCCTGCATCTTGGCGGTCACGTCGGCCGCCATCTTGTCCAGTTTGGCCTGGTCGATCACGTCGCGCGATTTCAGCGCGTCGACTTCGGCACGGAGCGGGACGAGGGTCTCGTTGACCTTCTCGACCAGCCCCTTGATTTCCACGAGATCGCTCATTGCGATACCCTTTCACTGATGGATTTCAGAAGCTGTTTGACTTCGTCCGCCTCGCGCGGATCAAACTCTGGCCCCGCAATGCCTGCCTCGCGCAGGACATCACGATACCCCTTGAACCCGCGCGAGACGACAGCCTTGGCCGCCGTGCGCGAGAATCCGTTGCTGCGAAGCAGGTCTTCAAGATCCTGCTCGGCAAAATCGCCAGACTTGACCGCGTCCACCATTGCGCTGGCATTCGCCGGGATCGTCACAATGGACACCTCCCAAAGGTCAAGCTGCTTGAGCATGCGCACATTGCCATCGCGCGATGCGCCACCCGCCGGCACGCGGTAGCCGATCGACAGGCCGTCCAGCGCGCCATCCTTCATCAAAGCATGAGCCTCGGCCCCGCGGCGCGTGCCCAAGGTCAGCTTGCCGCGCAGATACAGGCCCTTGCTGTCCTCGCGGGCCTCCGTCCAGCGGCCGATGGGGTCGGCCATGTCGTGCTGCCAAAGCATCTTTGGCATGCGCGCCATCAAGGACTGCGTGAACGCACCCTTGGCGATGCTGTCGCCTTGGCTGTCGACCACATCGAAAACGGACCCATAGCCGGTGAACTCGCCTTCCGCGCCTTCCGCCTTGACCTCGAAATCAAGCGCCTTGCGTTCCATTGTCCTGCCCCCCGTCCATCGCGCCGCGCGACACGGTGTTTGCCCAAGCGTCGGGGATGGGATTCCGCCCGACTTCCTCGCGCACTTCGTTGACCGTCAGCCATGCCGATTGCCCACCGGCGCCAAGGGCCTTGGTGTAGTATTCGGCCTGATCTGCAAAATCGCCGCGCAACAGATTGCGCTCGTCCAAATCAACCTTCAGTTCTGGATCGTTGCCCAGAACATCGCGGTTGCAGGCCTGCTCGAATCTCTCGATCCACGGGCCCAAGGTGTGGACGACGTGCATCCGCGCCATCTGTTCCGCGCTGGCATAGGTTGCCGCCTTGTCTGCCTGCATGAGCATGATCGGCTGGACCCGCATGGCGCGGCCAATCTCTTCGATCTGCATCCTGCGCAATTCGATGACCTCAGCGTCGGCATTGCTCATGGTCATGGCCGAAAACTTCGCGTCGCTGTCTAGAACAGCAATCCCGCCATCGCCGTTCGGGCCGAACCGCTGTTGCCAAGTCTCCCGAAGCGCCTTGGATGTTTCGGGCGACAGCTTCTGCGCAAAGGACAAGATACCAGAAGGCTTGCCGCCGTTCCCCGCCAGCTTGGCCTGTTGCTTCTCAAGCGCCTTTGAAAGCCCGATTGCCTCTCGTGCCGCCTGAATTGCCGGGATCGCCTTCACGCCATCCGACGATGGCCCTCGCAGGTAGAAAACCTGTTCCGACCCGAAATCCTTGTAACCGCCACCAGCAAAATTGACCCGAAACACCATCGACAAGTCTGGCTTTTGCTCGACCGTCCAGCGCCCCGCCGGAACCGGCAGAAGGTCATAGACCCGTCCGCCGATCACGTTCTTGATCGCAATCGCGCCGAACCCGATAGAGGCGTTGAAAACCATCCCCTCGCGGAACTCATAGCTGGTCATCCAGCTATTCGGACGAACCGCAAGAAGCTCGTGCGCCCAGTGCGCCCGCTCAATCACGCGGTTGATCAGCCCGGTCTGCGAGTCAACCGACTCCCGCTTCACCCGCACCGGCATCTGCGCGATGCCCTCAGCAATCACGCGGGCGGCGCAAAAAACGGCCGGCACGTCTACGGACGTGCTTTCGGTGATGGTCTCCCCAGAAGCCGACCCCCAGCCGATCCATCCGACGATGGAGGCCAGCTGTTCGACCGTCAGTTCGCGCCCCTTGCGCAGGAAGCCAAACATCAGAGGACCAAGAGCCCTTCGTCGTCCATGTAAGACCTCTCGTCCTTTTCCGCGCCCTTGATGAACCAGCCCAGCCCCATGATCAGGGCAACGGCACCGTCGATCTTGTTCGCGGGCAGTTCCTTACGGGGATAGACGTTGTCCTTGGCGTCAAAGTGCCCGACCACGTTGCCCACCATCCAGTTCAGCACTGCATTGCCGGGGTGATGAATGCGCCCCTCGCGCATCAGCGCGTCCAGCGTTTTCGTCGCCTCGGACATGTTCGCAACCGTCTGCCGGAACTCCTCGGCCGGGAAACCGTCGCGCTGCAGGTTCGTCACCAGGTAGTTCGCCTGCCACGGGTCCGCGACCACCGCCTTGATGTTCCGCGCTGGCGCTTCCAGCCTGATCTCGTCCTCGATCAGCGCGAAGTCGATCGTCTCGCCCGGCGTCGCCTCAATGTCGCCCTGCATCTCCCAGCCGCGATACATCGGGTGACGCTCTTCCTCGATCGCCGCCCGCGGCAGAAAGAAGCGCGGGAAGGCGTAGAAGTGATCCTTCCCATCAACCTGCCGCCGGTAGACGTTCACCTTGGCCGCGATGTCGATCTTACTGGCCAAGTCCAGCGCAATGACACTTTCGTCGGATGCAAAATCGGCTTCGTTCAGCGCGATGTCCTGACACTTGCGCCAGTGTTCGGTGTCGTAAAGCGCCTCGTTCGCGTCGACCCAGACATTCAAGTGCTTGGTCAGGTAGTTCGCCCGCGCGGTCGCCACCTGCTTGGCCTTGGCCGCTGTCTGCAGCACCGACACCGGGTCCACCGAGACACCCCAGTTCGGGTTGGCCTTGCGCAGGGCGGCCTCGCTATACGGGTCGTCGCCTTCGTCCAGCGTGTAGATCAGCGCAAACGTGCTTTCGGCCGCCGTGTCCTGCACCGCCCCGGCCAGAACCTTGGTCGCATAGTCCCTGACCTCGAAGCAGATCCCGTGCTTGTTTGCGCCGGCGGTGGTGATGACCCACAGCATCGACTGCCGCCGTTTCCCGAGGCCGGTTTCAAGCACGTCGTAGACATCGCGGGTCTTGTGCGCGTGCAGTTCGTCAATCACGGCCAGATGGATGTTCAAGCCGTCCAGCGTGTGGCCATCCGCAGACAGCGCCTTGAAGCTCGACGCCGAACGCATCTGCACAATCGCCTGCGCCGGAACCTCCACCCCGAACCGGCGGCAGAACTGCGGCATCTTGCGCGCCATCGCCTGCGCGTCACGAAACACGATCCGCGCCTGATCCCGCGTCGTTGCCGCGCTGTAGACCTCTGCCCCCGCCTCGCCGTCCAGCGCCAGCATGTAAAGCCCGATGGTGCTCGACAGCGCCGACTTGCCGTTGCCCCGCGGCACCTCGACATAGACCCGCCGGAACCGCCGGTCACCATCCGGCGTCACCCACCCGAACGCCGTGGTCAGGACGAACGCTTGCCAGTCTTCCAGCCGGATCAGCTTGCCGCGCCGCGCCAGATCGCCCTTGATGTGCGGGCACAACTCGACAAAAGCACAGACCCGGTTCGCCCGTGCCTCGTCAAAGGCATACCCCGCCGGCGGCGATGCCAGATCGCGCAACTGCCGCTCGCACGCTTGCCGAACGAACTTGCAGGCTGCAACCTCGCCAGACGCAACCGCCTCGGCATAGCGCCGGGCGCGGGCGGAAAAAGTCAATTCGCCTTGCCCTCAAAGCCTGCGAATGGGTCGTCCTCGGCTTCGCCCTTCGGCTGGTAAATCTTCGTTCGCGTCGTCGGGTTGCCGCCGAACGCCGAACACTGCAGCCGGAACTCCTTCATCTCGTTCACGCCCGCGTCCCCGCGCTCGATCACTTCCCACAGCGCGCAGATCACACCCAAAGCCTTGCGGTCCGCCCGCGTCACCCACGGCCACTCTGCGCAGAACTCGCGCCATGCCCGTTTTGCATCAGGAGACAGGTAGGCCGGCGGCGGGCCGACAGGTTCGGCCGCAGGCTCCGACCGCTTGCGAAACCGATCGGGGTGCTTCGCTGCCTGCCCCGTCAGTTCGGCCTTGCCGAGCGGGGTGCGAGGACGAGGCATGTTATAACATTCCATATTGGGGATGGCTGAAAGG